TTAACTAGTTCTCTTTGACTAGAAATCAAGTAAGTATTACCTACCGCTGAAGCAACAGTTCCTGATGCAGTTCCAGTACCTGCTCCGTTAATTTTGTTTTCAGCAGTTGCTATTAGGATGTATGGGACTGTGGCCGTTGACGCGGCTGGGTAAGCACTTTCGTCTACAACACTTATCTCTACACCTGGTGAAACTAATGCCATATTTTTCTCCTGTTAAAAATTCTTATAAAAATTTGTTACTACTATTTAGTTGTTTCGTGGTAAAAACGCCGATTTAAATTTGCCTTTGAAACCTTTGATATAAATAATTTTGTTAAATTTAGTATGAACTAAATAAAATTCCTAAAATAAATAAAACAAAGGTACCTTTACATTATGTTATTAGAAACAACTTACAAAAAAGGAGACACAGTCTCTATAAAATTAACCAGTGGCGAAGAAATGGTTGCTAACTTAGTAGAAGAAAACGATACTGAAATTGTACTTAAAAAGCCAATGGTAATTGTTGCCGCACAACAAGGACTTGCATTGAGTCCATTTATGTTTAGTGCTAATCCAGATGCTCAAGTTAAATTAAAACAAGCAAATGTGTTGTGTATTCTCAAAACAGTTGATGAATTAGGCAAACAATACACACAACAAACAACAGGTATCGTCACTTAATGCCAAGAAAAAAACAAGAACAACAAGAAAGAGCAATGTGTGAATGTGGCAAACGTCACGTTGCTATCAATTACAAGAAGGATGGTGTAACACACTATCGTACCACGTGTAGTTCTTGTGCTAAAAAATTAGCAATCAAAAAGAAAAACCACTATCCAAACTATAACTTAAAAAGTAAATGTGAGAAATGTGGGTTTGTTCCCATCTATAAAGAACAACTCAGTGTTTTCTTTGATGCAAATGATAATATTCTTAAAACAGTTTGTTTAAATTGCAACGAAGAACTAAGACACGTACAAATTTGGAAGCAAGGCGATTTAGTTGAAGACTTCTAACCTATTTTATTAACACCTAATCTCTTTATACTGTCTTGTAACAACGCAACTTGATTGACACAGTCTTCTAATGCATGATGACTGTTGCCAAGTTTGTTTACAGGATTAAGTTTCATAACAGTTCTAGCATCTAACACACTCCAAAACTGCCACGGATATGGTTTGTTACACTGTCTGTATGCGTGTTCTAATATAGAGATATCAAACGAAATACCATTTGCCCATATTCTCGAACACTTTCTTGCCACTTCCGATAATCCATCTAGTGCATCCGACAGTATTAATCTATCTTCATCAGCAAATGCTTCTGCTTGTGCTTCTGCTGGTTGTTTGGCCCACCAATCCACAGTTTCTGATAACTCTGATCTGTTGGATTGACTCTCTAAATCAACTCTACAATAAAAACTGTGTTGCTCGTATATGTCATTTGTAAATGGATCAAATCCAATAGCACCTATAGTTAATATAATTGCATCTGGATGTGTTGATAGTGTTTCAATGTCTAGCATTAAGTCCATAAATTACTCGGATAGTTATAACTTACGTTATTATAACAAAGTTTAACCTAAAATAATTCTGGATTTAACCTTTATTGAGTTTAAGGTTTTGTTGTTCTAAGTCTTCTAAATGTGAGAAGTCTTTGTCTAAGTTGCCCATGACAACATCATAACGGCTGTCTAGTTCTATTGCGTCTCTGCTTTTGATAAAAATTCTATGCAGTTGTGCAAATTTTTGACTGAGTCCACTGATGTCACGTTGGAAATTACGAGTCAGTGTGGGACTTTCTTTTATGATCTCTTCAAAACGCATTACTTTTTCCTTGCTTTGGGTTTACGTGCTGTGTTCATCTTACGTATCAATTTAGAAACTGGATTTACCTTTTTGGTTTTCTTTGCCTTACGTGCCTGTGCTTTTGCTGTTCTGGCTCGTGTCACTTTCATACGCATTCTCTGTGCTACGTCTAAAGGCTTACCGCAGTCTTTTGGATCAGGCACAGTTCTGTTTGCTCTAAAGCCACTGGTACAACGCCAAGCAAGTTTAGGACCTTTCTTGGTTGCTTTCCACACCATGCGATGCTCGTTTACTGCATCTTCCAGTGTTTTAATATGCTCGTTGATTATGTCTGATACTTTCATTTTAAATATTTATTTTATTTTGGTACACAGTTAGGAACTGTTTTTCCATTCTTTTCTTTTGTACCCACTGGTTTGTATCCTTTCCAACAAGGATTAGTATTTCTCAAACTCTTTTTCTTTTTGGCTTCTGTAATTTCGTATACTTTCATTTTTTCTTCTTTCCTGACTTCATATTAGCACACCAGTGTGCCATCCTTTGTTTCTCTCCGCTTGAATTCTTTGCTATTTTGCGTAATGCTGTAACTGACTTACTACAATCAACACCCATACGTTTTGCTAAACCTTTGCGTCCTGGCTTTTTTCCGTCTGCAAAGTTTTCCATTGCTAGTCCACCGTGATATGGAGGATTGGTTCCAAAACGTTCTGCTACACGTTCTGCGGCATCCATATACAAGTCATTAAATTCTTCGTCATCATATCCCATTTCTTTGTATTCAAACGCAATCCAAACATCACTTGCTACATAATCCCAATTGACATCACCATCTAAGTTCCAATTGCTATCGTTATCCAGTGCTTCGATTATTAAACTCATTACAACTGGCAAGTCAGCATCGTAATCTTCTTTCATATGTTTAAAATACTCAATCTGCTTTAAACGTTTTTTAGCACTTTTCTTTGTATCGTAACTACCTAACTTACGTCCACGTTTTGAATAGATAGTCCACTTGCTACCATTTTTACGAATTGTTTCTTCTAACTGTTGTAGTATTTGCATACCTTCACTTACACTACCTACTGGAATATAAGCAGGTATCTCTTCAAGTCCTTGTTGTTGTGCTTGATATACTCTATGAAATCCATCAATAATAATACCGTCGGCATCAACAATAATAGGAAAATCGAAATCCACAGCATAATCAGGATCTACATCAATTACTCTATTATATGGATCATCATATGCATCAGTGTCTAAGTCTTGCGGATTAACTGTTGTTAATTTCCATTTATGATTGTTAACATATTCTGTTGTTTCTGGATTTAAATTTCTACCTTGTGTTAGGTCAACATCTTCATTTGTTTTCTTCTTACCATCACAATGTGCTCTTTGAGAAAAGCCTTTGGGATTACTACAGTTAATTGAATCTTTATATTTTTTACTCCACTTTTCTGTTACTTTTGTTTTGGGTCTACTAAAACCATAGTAGTTAAAGAATTCCTCATCACCCATTTGTTGTTTGTCTTGTTTGTACTGTTTAGTTAGACTTAAAACTTTATCCTTTTTGTTTTGTGTAGGACTGTTGTTGTTTTTAGTTACAATGGCGTGTGCCATTTTTAAAAGTGTGTCGTGATCTAAATGAGAATACTTTGGTAGTTTTGAAAGACGATAATACATATCCTCAACTTGAGACTCATATGACTCAGTGAGTATCTCATTTATACGCATTAGCCAATTACCCAGTACAGTGGTTGTGACCCGTCAACAAACATCTTAAGGTCTTCTATCAATTGTGCTTTCTCTTGTTGTGCTTCCGCTTTTAGTTGAGAACCATTCAGTGCTGTTCCACCTTGTGGACCTGCAATTGAGGCAAACTTCTCACGTGCTTCACCCATGATTTGTTTTGCCGCACTGTATGTGTAGTCTTTGATCCATTGACTAGTTTGATGATCCTGTAGCAAGAATGTTTCTGGACGTAAGTTGTATGTCCAAAGTAATAGTCTTTCTCCATCGCCTTTGGGATTACGTACAATTGTAAGTTTCTTTGTTACTGGATTAAATGTGTAGTTGACATAAGCACCAAACATTCTTGCCGCTTGTTCCACGTACTCTGTGTACAGTTCATAAGTTGCTAAACCTCCTGAGTAAGTAAAGTTAAGCATATAAACGTTTAGTGTTGCCGCACTAAATGGATCAAAACTGGTACTAAATGGTCCGTTGGTACTTCCCATTGTACGTCTATAGATTTGTCTAACTTGTGTTATCTCATCCGGAAGTGTGTATTCGTTTGTTTCTTTTTGTAGTTCTAAGAAGTGATAACTTTCTTCCGTTGCGTTTTGTGAACGTTGTCTGTAAGTTCCTAGTGCTTCTTGATACGCAATCTCATAGTGTGATGGATCCAATTCAAGATCAATAATGCCTTCGCCTAAACGTAATGCTACGTAATCAAATACTTCTTGTTTTAGTTGTGGAACTGTTTTTGACATATAAGATAATTCATTTTGCTATTATCTTATATTTATGCGTTACTTATTAAGTTCTGTTTTCCTCTTGGTACATACGCTTTAACATCCAACGATGTTTGCGAAAATAATATTCTTGATCGTATTCTGGGCGTCTTGCTTCCCAACGCATCAACTCATCTTTGTGTTCCATCCA